GGTTATCTATGAATCCAAACGCGATACAACTCTTGGAAAAATATCCTCATAAAATTGATTGGTATGGTTTATCTGAAAATCCAAACGCAATACATCTCTTGGAAAAGAATTTAGATAAAATTGATTGGAGTTATTTATCTAGAAATCCAAACGCGATACATCTCTTGGAAAAGAATTTAGATAAAATTGATTGGATTGGCTTATCTTGGAATCCAAACGCAATCGCCCTCTTGGAAAAGAATTTAGATAAAATTGATTGGGATGAGTTATCTACCAATCCAAACGCGATACAACTCTTGGAAAACAATATGAAAAAAATTAATTGGCGTTACTTATCTAGTAATCCGTCCATCTTTGTCTATGACTACCAAGCCATGTCGGAACGTTGTGGTATATTTAAAAGAGACTTGATGAAAAATCGGTTTCATCCTCGCCATTTGGACCAGTTTGAAAATTGGGGATTTATGTAAAATATCCGTATTAATTTATGATGTTGGGCGAATAGTGTAAGCATTATTATGTTTATATATAATGTCTGATATCTATCTAATAATTAGCGTAAGCATAATAATAAATAAAAATAAAAATAATTCATTATATAAATGAGTTATTTATCCAACCCAAATAGTTTAACCGAAGGACCATTTGGAACGGCGGCTGCGTCTCACAACACTGGTTTTTTTACAGACAACACAAACCCCGCGTCTACGAATTGCAATGTATTGCCTTCTCCGTCTTCCAATATTGTTGCTGCAAGTGGAAAATGGACGGGAGGAAAAAGAAAAAAAAGGTTTAATAAAAAAAGAACATCCAATCGTGGTGGAAAAAAAACAAAACGTAGTAGAAGAAGAAAAAGAAGTCGAGGAGGAACAACCAACAATGTCCCAAATACACCAACCTATGCGACGGGGACAGAACTACCATATAATTTATCTGCATTGGCTAATCCAGCCCCATATTGGACGTTAAACAACAGCACCAACTGTATGGATAATTACAATCATTATACGGGAGGAAAAATTCAAACAAAACGCAAAAAACAAAGACAAAAAACAAGACGCAAGAGAAGAACCCGACGAGGTGGATGAGGTCCACTGCCTCCCCCTATTGGTGGTGGGATGCGAGGCGGATGAGGAGAATCCCCCATTGTTTAAATGAACATTGGAGTTTAAATAAACGATGGGTTTTATAAATAATTTATTAATGGTGCAATGCTATGAATGACGCGAACCTTTTTAATTATTTTACGATAATTAATATTTTTGCCGAAAATAGTACAATAACAACATAAATATAATTTTTACTATTTATTATGAAATTAATCAGCATTGACGTTGGGATAAAAAATTGCTCATTTTGTGTTTTAACAACGAATAACCCAATGGATGCAACGATTCCAAATCCAATCGACGGAATGATTTTAAATCATTGGGATATTGTAAATTTAACCGATTTAAAATTGAATTCGTTTTCTTCTTTTCTCCAAAAATCACCTCCGCCTTGCATAAAATGCTCGTGCTTAAATGCAAATAAAAAAAAATGCAGCAAAAACGCCACATATAAAAAAGGAAACGAAAACGGAAACGAAAACGGAAACGAAAAAGACAATACAAAAGAAACGCATTATTATTGCAACACACATGCAGCAAAAGATGTTTATTTTTTGGCAGATGATTTAATTCCATCTTTTTTAAAAAAACAACCATTAAAAGTATTGCAAGAATTGTTAAATAAATATAAAATAAACTTTAATCAAAGCGAAACCAATAATGAACAAAGTGAAACCAATAATGAAAAAAAATATAAAAAGGTGGATTTATTAAATTTGTTAGTCGACCACTACAATGTCCATGGATTATTTTTAATTCAACCCAAAATAAAAAAAATAAAAAGTACCGAGTGTCCTCTTCAGGTTATTGGCAAAAACATCATTGCTTATTTTGATTCTTTAAATTTGTGTGATTTAGATCGGGTTATTATAGAAAATCAAATAGGTCCATTGGCGACAAAAATGAAGACCGTGCAAGGAATGTTGATGCAGTATTTTTTAATGCGAAATAATTTAGCAACCATCGAATTTATTAGTGCAACCAACAAATTAAAAGATTATGACAACAATAACAATGCCAACGATGAGAATGCGCTTAAAAAGTCTACCAATAACAAAAAAGAATACAACAAACGAAAAAATAAATCTATATATGTTTGTCTTGACTTTTTAAAAACCACCGAATCTCTTTATTCGTGGAAATCTTATTATCAATCATGCAAAAAAAAAGATGACTTGTCCGATTGTTTTTTACAAGCCATTTGGTATATTACACATTTGCACATTTAAAACCCATCTATTCCCCATTCCGAAAATTTGGTAATATTTTTTGGTTGAAATCTATTTATCATCAATTCTTTGTAAAAGGAATTCCGCATACTTAATTTCATGGCGGTGTAATCATACGAACTTTGATAACATGTGATAGTAAACATGGTACAAATAGGACAAAGAATGAAACATGCGTCATGTAAAGACGAATTATGAAGACATTCGTTGCACAATTGATGTCCGCAACTGGTAATAATGTCTGATATTTTAACATTACAATTGCTACATATAGTTTTTACTTTATTTAATTCGATAGGAATTTCAATTCTAGGTTTTAATTCAACAACATAGTATTTATTTTCACTTTTAAAATAACGAGTTGGAAACAGAGAAATAATCCAACACAATATTTCTTCCCTATCTTCTATTTTATCCAACCAATCACGAAGTTCATATACTTTATATGCAATCCGTTTAAATAATTTATCCCACTTATGTATTTTATAATTTAATTCTGTTATCAATGAATTGGTATAAATATATTGTGCTATTGTTAATTTTCCACTAAAACATATAATTTCAAAGAGTGTAATGAAAAATGGAGAATCTTGTGTTGATTTAATTAAATCTATTAACTGATATTTCACCTTATCTAATACACAGTCGTTGTTTATGATTAACATTAAATTTTGTTTTTTTATTTTTGGAAACAACCAATGTATTATGTTGTATTGTTTTTCTTCTATTATTTTTTGACACATTTGTTCAAATATAAAATTATAATTTATTTTATATTTTGTATTAATTGATTCAGTTTCAAGTTGCAATTCGGTGTTTATTTTATAAAGCCATTCAACGGTTGATAAATGACCGTTAATACATGCATAATGATATGCGTAATATTTTTCAGACTTAAAAACAAGCATATAAACGGACGGTTCTAATTTTGACAAAAGAAATTGAGCGAGAGATAAATGACCGTGTTCGCATGCAAGACGAAATCCTTTATAATTGTTTGATTTTATTAATTTTCGGTTTATTTTATTCGTATTTGCATTTAGTTCTTTATATATATTTTCATCCCCGTGTTTGCATTTTTCCATAAAATACATTTTATCTAAGAGTATGTTTTTTTTGCTTTTTTTGGTTATCCACAAAGAATCCGACATGTTTGTTATATTAATTTAATTGTAATTAATTAAAATCATTTTTCCTGAAAATGGAAGAAGCCCTATTATATTGATTGATTAACGGAATTTTTATTGGATAGTTCAAACTAGCATTTCTGCGGGATAATTCAAATCTTTCAACACTTTTAATCCCCCCTTTACAGCGGACATTCCTTTGGATAAATTAAAAGTACATGTAAATTGATTAGATTCTTGATTAGTTTCTGAATTTGTATTATATTTTACACCCATTTGCATATTAATTATTTTTTTATTCGGTTCCAAGTTTTTACACAACTGCGTATAATGAGTAGTCAATATACATGATACGTTGTTTTTTTTTGACAAATATTTCATAAATGCGGTACCCGATTCTACGGCTTCTTCTGGGTTGGTGCCAGAATACAATTCGTCCAAAATGCACAAATGCATTTCCTTTTCTTCCTTTTCTCCTTTATTAATTTCGTCTAAAATTGTTTTACATCGTCTCGCCTCGGCTTGGAACAAACTGTCTCGTCCAGATGTATCAGGAATATTAAGATAGCAATGAAATTGGGTGAAAGGTGCATCTATGATTGCGTGGTCAAAACAGCCCGCTCCAACTTGTTGGCAAAGCAACGCATTAATCATTACAGTTTTAAGTAATGTTGTTTTTCCTCCGCCATTTGGGGCGGTAATAATTATATTTTTTGACAATGAACAATCGTTTTTTATTACATATGCAGAAGAAAGATATTTAGGATAAAATATTCCTTGAAATTTGTTCTTACTTTTTTTGCATTTATTTTTCTCTTGATTTTTCAATTTGTTAGTTTGTTTCTTTTTATTTTTAGAAAGGGGTAAAGTTGCCAAGCGTACTAAACCAGAATTAACACGATTTTCCAATTGCTCCATTATTTCCATATATCCGTGAAACCCAAAGGAATAAGATACCATGGTCGCACAAGCGTCACTGTCATATATAGTATAAAAGTTTGCTAATACTTGTCCGTATTGCTTTATTGCTGCAAACGAAAAAGGAGAAGAAAAAGAAAGAGCATCCAGATGATTTTTCCAATCACGAATTTCCAATATTTTTATTTCTAAAGCCTGTTTAAAAGGAACTAAACTAACAAATTTGGAAATTCGCTTGGCATAATTTTGCATTTTTTCCAAGGTTATTTTCAAATAGTTTCGAATATCCGATAAATAGCCATAAATATCTTGAATATTTAAGTAAAAGCGCACACACGCCATTATATTTTGGTAAATAGTGAATATGTAAAATCCAGCCGACATGGTTCCATATAATAGTTGACTCGGTTTTAAGGTAGAAAACTGACTACATATTTTAAATACAGGATTAGACTCTATAAAACCTTTTAAAATTTTACAGTATTCCAAAACAGTAATTGGTACTTGTGTTATTTTAAGAATAAAAAATGGAATAATTAAAATAACCAACGGTGAACACAGTGAAATAAGGGGAGATGCCAAATTAAAGATGCTCATTATTTGTAAAAATAAAGAATTTGTGTTGAGTCCTTTAACGAAATCCCATTCTAAAAAGGAATATTTTTTACAAAATGAAGTTTCTTCTTTTATTTTTTTCCACGCCCCTTGCATTTTATTAACAATAATTTGTTCTTTTTCTACTTCTTTTTCTTTGGTGTTGGGGGGCAATTGAATAATCGTCTGTATATCTTTCAAGTAATTTATATCGGTTGTATAATATGGGGTTATTTGCTCTAAAATAGCATGTCCTAAAGAAGTAGTTGGGGAATATATATATTCATAAATGGGTTTATCCCGTTCATCCAAATTTTCATTGGTTTCGTTTGCATTGTCTTTGTTTATAGTCGAAATAAGTTTGGTTAATTCCAAATCTTGTATAATATCTGCATCCAACACTCTAGTTTTTTCATTGTACAAAATAGGGGGGGTAAAATGTTGAGTAGTTAAACAATCCATTTTATGTTAAAAATATTATAAATATAAGAATAAAATAATTAATATATTAAATGAGTATCAATACACCCCGATTTTCATTAAAAACAAGTAGTAACTCCTACGGACAATTTTGGTATGGAAATTCCATCGGGTTTCCCGGATTTTTGTATAAAAAAAATAACGGGTCTGGGTGCGCAAGAAGCACCCGAATGGCTCCAGGCGGGAACATGAACTGCAATACATATCAAAATATATACAACACATATGTATCGGGTAGTGGAGTTGGAGCATCCACCATTGCTAACCGCCGATTAAAACGCCGACTAGCCACCTCCAACGCGAATTGTTGCTCCAATTAATTAAAAGAAAATAAATAAAATTATTTCCAATTTGGATTTTAATAAACTAACAAAATAAAAATGCAAAATATTTTAAATTATTATTTTGTTAGTTTAGAATGTAAAAAGGATTGAAAGAATAAACGACCAAATAATTTCCAATTTAATTATTTTATCATCTTCTTCCCCGAATTCTTCTTGTTTTTCCTCCTTTTTTTGATTTAAGTTTTCTGCCTCGTTTTCTTCCGCCTTTTTTTATCGTTTTACTCTTTTTTGACTTTTTATCACGCATTTGTTTTTTGTACATCGGCACAGAATCTTGAATCCATTTTTCAAAAGAAGCAACATTTCGGTCGTCCCCATTGTATGGATGTGTGGAATTATTATGAATATGTTTGATGGTTGGGTATTCTGAGATGGTTTCTATGTGCAAAATAGGATTGTCGTTTAAAATATTAGAATTCACTTCAGCCACAACCACATTATCTTTTTTGTTTTTTGTATTTATTTTATCCCATTCGGGTCGAGTTGCAATGCATGGACCGCATGTTTCATTAAAGACCAGTACAAACACATGTTTATTGCCGTCCTTAATTATTTTATTTAATGCACCAACCCCTTCCGCGGTGGAAACGTTTCGGAGTTTTATCCCAGACATTTTAATAATTAACTTTTACCAATATTAAAATAAAAAATACAAATTATGTTAAATTCCTCTGAATTTTATTTTTTTTAAACTTGTCAATATAATTATTGTAACGTAAACACAGTAGATTTACGGTCCAGTTGTGGTCGCATCAAGTTAAAACCAATCATAAACGAATAATCAAAAGAACCCATCTCCAACAATTGTCCGTTATGATATCGCAATTTAATTTTTAATTTACGGATTCGCTCTGCGGGGGGATTAAACCATTTATAAGTTGGAGCACTGTCGTCATACCACTGCGAAATAGGAGTTGTGGGTATTGATAATTTAGCAAACGCCGAATTCACTATTCCGTTGGTTTTATTCGTGGTGGTGGTATACTCGGAAACATTATATGGAGATGTTTCGTCCAAACAATTCAACCCATTAATCTCCATGTAAAAATACGCATACCCCATTAAATTTATTTTCATTGGTGTATGTAGGAAAAATACTTGAGAATCGGTTAAATTACTGTCTGGTAGCAACCACATTCCCGATTGTGGGTTAATATAATTGACATCTAAACTATTATAAAAATAATTGTCGGATGCATACATGCGTGGAACAATTATTGTATTTCCTGCTAATGTTCCATATGGGGCCACGTTGGAGTCTTCCTGCAATAATGTTATGTTATAATTGAGGGATTCAGAAACGACGTTGCATCGCGTAAATCCGAGATAGGCGGGCAATCCCCAATTTGCAAACTGGGGCAACACATTTTTTCGGGAACATCGAGAATTTAACAACTCGGTTTTTCCGAAAATAAGCGATTCGTTTATAAGTGAAAACTGGTCTCGTTCGTTTCCAAACCATAATTTTTGCTGCACGGTATCGTATACAATTTTAAACGCACTGTACGCATTATATAAACTCGGATCGGTTTCCATCACGTAATAATTCACCGCTGCATTGAATTTAGTTTCTAATTCTTTAGCCATTTCATCGGGAGAATAAAACCCCTCCTGAATTGTAATGATAAATTCATGACTTAAATCTGCCACCAAAACATCGTGAATTGCTTGTGCATTTGCATCTACAACACCAGTGTGATCTGCGGGATTATATACTGAACTAAAATTGAAACTCATTTTTCGATTGGTATTAAAATCAGAAAACACATTATAATTAGACGGGAAAGACCATGAAGTGAGAGAAATGGATTGGACGTTGAGATAATCTTGTGGCAATTCTATCTCGAATTCTGCTGAATTGGGGTATTTCAAAATATCTCGGTCCTCTGAATGAATGCTTATATATCGCTGTTCATTTAAATACTCGTTGGCGTTGGGGATCAGCGGATGATTGGTTGCGACATTATATTTACTCATTGCTTTATACTTGCATATATATTAATTTCATTTTTTTTAACAATATAAAATATTAATAAAAATTGTTTTAAACTTGTATTTTATAAACTATTTTTATTAATATTCTGGAAAAACAATTCTGCGTCGGTGTTTTCAAAATGCATATGTGGTTGTGTGGTCCATTTTTCATACGGAACCGCCGCCGTAGTGCTCTTGGGCAATTGCAATAAAGTGTGCAAGGCAATCATTCGGCGATTTATCGCACTATTTATTGATGTTTTGGGTGAGTTGATTTTTCGTGTAATTTGTTTCCATCGCCATTCAAACCGTAGTGCATCCTTCCATGTGGGGAATCCAGATATATAAACCACTCGACTCCATTTCCCCAAATGCAGTTTCATTTTAGTCGCATGGGCTCCGCCAACTAGTTCGCCATTGTGTTGTCGCAAACGATGTTCTACATTTACCGACGCCCCAACATAGGTGGACTTATTATCACAGGATACCAACAAATAAACAAAAAAAGACATTGTATTTGTTTATTTGTTTATTTGTGTTTTTACTATTTATCATATTTTCTTTAACTTTTATATTGATAAGCATTCTTTGGACGTTTAAAATGCCGATTTTACAAATGGATAAAAATTTAATTTAATATCATGTTTTGAACCGTTATTTGGAAAATCTAAATTAGGAATTGGTAAAGGTCGTTTATTCAATTTAGGAACCGAATTAAAATAATTTTTATTAACATAAGTTAATTCAATAACATCAGGAATATTATTCACTACTGGTGAATTATTATTACCGTGTGCATGAACGATATAATGTGTTTGTGATAATTTTTCTAAACATTTTACTTTATCATCATAATTACAACCCCAACTATCATTTGTAATTCCATGAAATTCTATTATAATTTGTTTAAATTTATTCAACTCATTTTCGTTTATTTGCAACAACCACGGGTATTCACCACCTTCAATATCTATTTTTAAAAAAATATTACCATATTTATCAGTCAAATGTGATAAATCAGTATGGTCCTTATCACTAAAATTACTTATATTTTTTTTGAAAAATTGTATATTTTTTGTATAACGATAAGGATAATTGTTAATAGTTTTATCAAATCCGTAACAATCATCTTTATGCATATTGTATGTATTAATAAAATCTCGTGAAAAACTTTCTTCATTAGATATTCCAGCAGAAATATAACAATCATATTCACCATCCAAAAGGGCGAATACATATCCACCGTCATTTTTACAACCACCTCTAATTTTTTTATTAAAATTATAAACTTCTAAAAGAGATAAATTATTCATTTTTATATAAGTATATATTTAATTTATTATAAATTAAATAGGATTTGAATATATGTGTAATTTATGAAAACAATAAAAAACGTATTTAGAACAAAAACTTTTGAAATTAACAAAATGTTGAATAGAGACACAAACAAAACATACAGATGTGAAAAACTGTAACACGATTAAAAGGATTGGAAAAAGAAAAAATAATTTATAAATAACATAAAAAATATCTTATTTGGAATATAAACACAAACGAAACCAAATTGAAGAATCGTTAAATAAATAAACATGCCAAAATGGATTTTATTCAGGTGCTTTTTAAGGGTTGTTTTTTCCTCCTCTTAAAAATAATGTTAAACTAACAAAAAAACAAATGCATTGTTTTATTTATTTGTTTTTTGTTAGTTTAACATTATTCTAAAAGAGGGAAAACAAACAAACACTTATCTACTTTTAATTTTAATTATTTTTATTTTACATAGTTTTTTATACAATAAAAAGATGAAAAAGTATATAAAAATATAATAAAAGACAGTAGTAAGAAAATGGCAGGCGGTTTGCTAAATTTAGTTTCCGCGGGACAAGAAAACATCATGTTGAATGGAAATCCGAATAAATCTTTTTTTACCACTACTTTTTCGGAATATACGAATTTTGGGCTGCAAAAATTCCGCGTAGAATACGCGGGTGCCAAAACCTTGCGAATGTCAGAAGAATCTGTTTTTTCATTTAAAATTCCGCGATATGCCGATTTGCTGATGGATACATATATTTCAGTCAATCTTCCTAATATTTGGAGTCCTATTTTCCCCCCACAAACCAAAGACGGAGACGCAGGCAAATGGGCGCCGTATGAGTTTCGGTGGATTGATAATTTAGGAGCCAAAATGATTCGTAAAATATCCATCACGTGTGGCAATTATACACTACAGGAATATTCGGGGGATTATTTATTAGTCGAAGTACAGCGCGATTTTTCAGGCACTAAAACGGCTTTGTTCGACCAAATGATTGGCAATACACGAGAGTTAAACGACCCTGCGAATTCTGGGACGCGTTCAAATACTTATCCAAACGCATATTATACCAGCAATGTGGCGGGGGCAGAGCCGTCGATTCGCGGACGCATTTTATACATTCCGCTTAATAACTGGTTCAGTTTAAAAAGTCAAATGGCGTTTCCATTGGTTTCGCTACAAAACAATGAACTTCATTTTAATATTACATTTCGACCAGTGAATGAGATATTTAAAATTCGCGATGTGCTGGATTTAACCAATAATTTTCCCTATGTCGCGCCTAATTTCAACGATTATACTCAGCAATTTTACCGTTTTTTGCAGTCTCCGCCAGATGTAGAACTTGGGATTAATTCTTATAGCGATACTCGGACATTGTGGAATGCAGATATCCATTTAAATTGCACGTATGCGTTTTTATCCAATGATGAGCAGGCTGTTTTTGCGAAAAAAGAGCAAAAATATTTGATTCGCCAAATTCACGAATCTATCTTTTATAACGTGACTGGTGCGAATCGGGTGCAATTGGACGCGATTGGTTTGGTTAGTAGTTATTTGTATTATTTTCAACGGAGTGATGCAAACAAGCGAAATGAATGGTCTAATTATACTAACTGGCCCTACAATTTCTTGCCCCATGATGTGGTATCTGCCCCAGATGAAACAACGATTACTTTGTCGGATGGAGTAACTGTATCTGGTTTAGGACCAGGATTAGAACCAGATGGTAGTCCAAGTGGGTTAGTTATTAGCGGGGTATATTCGCCCGAAAACACTCGGGATATATTGGTGAATCTGGGCATTTTGCTGGATGGAGAGTATCGCGAAAATATGCAGGCAGCGGGAATATATAATTATATAGAAAAATATGTGCGAACTCCTGGATTGGGTCGAAATGGATTATATTGTTATAATTTTTGCCTACATACGTCTCCGTATGATTTACAACCATCGGGGGCAATTAATATGAGCCGATTCAATACGATTGAACTGGAATTTAACACAATAGTGCCACCGTTGGACCCACTGGCTCAGAGTATGAACATTTGTGACCCCGCAACTGGGGTTGTTATTGGGGTGAATAAACCAACCTGGCGAATATATGACTATAATTTTGATTTGCATTTGTTCGAAGAGCGAATCAATGTCGTTTATTTTCAGAGTGGAAACGCGGGCATGATGTATGAAAGGTAATTATTACCCAGTTGGAATACTGGGGTTTTATGTAAACTTACACACAAACAACGTTAATGACCTTTGTTATTTTTATAAAAAATGAATTGAATTTCATTGTGATGATGAATTTCATGAAAATGATGAAACTTCAAGACTGGGTTCCACAAGATAAAATTAATTGGATTCACTTATCTGAAAACCCAAATGCAATACAACTGTTGGAAAAGAATCCAAATAAAATTAATTGGACTAACTTATCTCTTAATCCAAACGCGATTCCTCTGTTGGAAAAGAATCTGGATAAAATTCATTGGACTAACTTATCTTGGAATCCAAACGCGATATCTCTGTTGGAAAAGAATATGGATAAAATTGTTTGGTTTTGCTTATCTTCCAATCCAAACGCGATACAACTCTTGGAAAAGAATCTGAATAAAATTAATTGGTATTACTTATCTATGAATCCAAACGCAATCGCCCTGTTGGAAAAGAATCTGGATAAAATTCATTGGGCTAACTTATCTTGGAATCCAAACGCAATAGCCCTGTTGGAAAAAAATATAGATAAAATTAATTGGTATGGTTTATCTAGTAATCCAAACGCAATCGCCATCTTGGAAAAGAATCTGTATAAAATTAATTGGTATAACTTATCTATGAATCCAAACGCAATATCCCTCTTGAAAAAGTATCCGGATAAAATTGATTGGACTAACTTATCTTGGAATCCAAACGCGATATCTCTGTTGGAAAAGAATCTGAATAAAATTTATTGGTATAACTTATCTATTAATCCAAACGCGATACATCTCTTGGAAAAGTATCCAAATAAAATTCATTGGAATTGGTTATCCCAAAACCCAGCTATCTTTACCTATGATTACCAAGCCATTGCGAAACGTTGCATCATCAAAAAAGACTTGATAAAAAATCGGTTTCATCCTCACAATTTAGATCAGTTGAAAAATTGGGGATTTATGTAACTTACAATTTATGTTATTTTAATATTTTTAAAATGAACATATCTCAAAAACTCACAAAAACAACAACCATTGTTGCAAATGATGTTAAATTTGAATTAAAGACATCAACAGTACCTACTGTGCTAAATACAGCAACTTTTGTTGTTGAATTGGATGATGATACGGGTGACAAATTGGTTCATCCTTCAAGTTCCAAACCAAAAGAAAAAAGTTGGGAACAAATACAAACTAACAAAACAATTATCCAATGATGCAGACAGCATTGTTGATTATTAAAAAAGCAATATAGGTTTAGCGCCGATTTTTTATAATCTTTTTGTTTCAAAAAGAACAAAACTTATTTCAAAATTGTTAATATTCGCTATATGGAACATTGTTTCCGCCACGGTTTATCAAATAATCGTATTGTGTAGTGGTCATGCATGCACAACCCATGCTATTGGAATACGTATTGGGACAACATTCGGGTTTAAAAGGAGTGGTGGCAAACATATTCAACTCGTTTTTAGGAAGAGGAATTGGTTGGGACACACGATCCATGATTTTTTTAACTCCTGCGTCTGCTTTGGACGCCGATGAATAGGTTAGCGTAGGTGCAGCCCACGTATCGGGATTACGAATTGTTCCTGGGGACCCGCTTTTTGCAAATTGAGGACCCTCGGCAAAATTGTTTGGTGCAAAACCCTCCTTTAACATTCCTTCCTTTTTCATCGCAAGTGCCGTATTTTGAACTCCTTGTTTAATTTGCCCGATAGCATCTATAAGACTAATAGTAGCACAGGAGCATAACAAATGTCCGAATGCTAAAAAGGAGAGGATAAAAATAAGAACAACTACTTCTAACCGAAAATGATATGGACCAATAGATATTTTCATAGAGGTGTTTTTAATTTAAATAAATATTTTATTAATATTTATCCCATCTTTTTTCACTCTAAACTAACAAAAATATAATAAAATAATAAACAAATGAATGCTCCTCCAACATCCTCCTCTGCATCCTCAGAACCACAATTATTAAAATTTGAGACGAACAATAAATATTTAAACGCCACGGATGATTTTTTTCGGTCCAACAGTATTGTTGCTAAACTGGGGTTTTTATTGCTAGTTGTATTTGCATTTATATTGGCTTTTAGACTTGGGGTGACTATTTTAGGATATTTTTTGGGTCCAAGCAATACGGCTAAACTAGTTCAAGGTACTATTGATGCGTCTTCCAACCCAATGGTAATTCCACAAAACCCAAACGAAGCAGGGGCAGTAATTTTAAATCGTTCCGTTAATGAAACAGATGGCATTGAATTCACCTGGTCTGTGTGGGTTTTTATCAATGGAGATGATATAGACACACAAAAATATCGTTGTGTTTTTTACAAAGGAAACGATTATGCGACGCAAATGACCGGTTCTTCCAACAACGACCTTGCCGACAATAATGAAATCACGGATTATGTGGGGATGAACTTTCCCAATAATTCTCCTGGGTTATACATTACTCCGAATACCAATAATTTGGTAGTAGTGATGAATACGTTTAATGTGATTAACGAAGAAGTTATTATTAATGATGTACCTTTAAACAAATGGGTTAATGTATTGATTCGTTGCAAAAACACCAACTTGGATGTGTATATTAATGGAACTGTGGCGAAAAGCCATATTTTACATGGAGTACCGAAACAAAATTATGGCGATGTATACGTTGCTCCTAATGGTGGGTTTTCTGGGTATATTTCTAATTTGTGGTATTACAATTATGCTCTCGGCTCCACATCGATATCATCTTTAATAAAAAACGGACCAAATACCAAGATAACGGGGGAAACAAATTTGGATATAAAAGATGCGAGTTATTTATCTCTGCGATGGTTTTTTTATGGAGCGGAAGACGGATATAACCCATAAATGTTGGTTTGTAAAAAATCAATTATATATTATTTTTTGTTAGTTTAAATTGAAAAAATAATAAAATAATAAATCCCTATATAAGTTAATTTAATATTTTAGTCATAGTTAGGTAGTTTGCAATTTAATATAAGTTATAACGAGGATTATCTTGCACACGAGCAAACGCCCCATCTGGTCCAGAACTTTTGGCAGACGGCATGTCTCCGTACAAGAATTGTGCAAATGCGCCTTGGTCGTTACAAACACGTGTATTGGCGGTGGTATAAAAGTTTTGCATTCCTTCGGTTTCGAATTTAAAATTATCTCCTAAATCCCCGTATAATTGTTTATCTGTGTTTTTTATCCCCGGGTTCAAATATTGTGTTTGTTTTTTGGTGGCGGCGTTAATGTCTTGATAAACGTCGGGATTAAAAGATGGCGGTGCAGATTTTCGGTCTGGGTTGTCGTAAATTTCTGTCAACAATACATTTCCCATGGGGTTTTTTTTATTAATCGGATTGAATTTAGAAAGGGGGACTTTTTTTAAATCCGCGGAACTGGTTGTAATGAAATCGTTTATTTCCGCAGCATCTTTATCAAGTTGATAATTTTCCCCGCCTTTTACGTCGTCGGTTTTAAACCCTTCGATTTTTTGCAATTGTTTATTTTTCTTAGATTGTGTAGTATACAATGCAACCAAGGTCGCCAACGTAATCCCCCCCACAATAAGCAACGAAAGACGTCCAGTAAAACAAAATCCAGCGACGGTCAGCAAAATAACCAATCGTGAAATAGCATTGTTTTTTTCCTCCAACGTCATGTCCGGATGAATAAAAATTTGCATATCTGTTATTAATATTTTCGGGTTTTCCGTCCAAAATAAAGCAGCCATTATTATAATATGTTATTTTATCTGTTGGAAAATAACCCGAATAAAAATAATATAATAATATATGAAAGAAGATAAAAAAATATCTTACATATTTTCCGTGGCAGTTTTTTGTCCATGGCATTCGCGACATAACGCAATTAAATTATTTACTTCATTTCCCCCTCCATGTTCTAATCGTGTCTGATGATCTATCTCAAAAGTATGTGTTAATTTAGCATCGCACGAACCACATTTCCAATCCTGCATATACGCAACATATTTTTTCTTCGTTTCGCTCACCGAACGCTTGACAGATTTAGTTGGTGGTTGTGGTTGATTTTGTGGTTGTGGGTAAATAGATGGTTGGTAAGCATCGGTGTATATATTTTGGTTCATAGTTTCCATAAAACTGGTTCCGCCAGAAGTAAAGTCAAAAATAGGCGTCAACATGTCCATGGCTGTTTTATCAATTGGCAAATGCTTTACGGCTTGATTGGCATACAAAATCATATTTTTTGTATCCTTGGGGTTTTTCCGAATCATAATATACAAAGAATACGCAGCAAAACAAATGCCAATCATTTGATAATATTTCTTGTATGAATACACCAGTTTGATAAATTTATTGTCATAAAAAGTATTATAAATAAATAATCCGGTTATACCAAATATAATTAATTCCAACTTCATTTATTATTCATCATATTTTTTATTTGGTTCAAAAAAGAATATAAAGCGTATTTTGTTTATACATTGAGGTTTGCATAAACCACGGATGTAATAAAGTGGTTTGGTTTGGTAATTTTATTCATATTCTTGGATAAACTCAACTACGTGTCGAGCAATTTCATATTTTATATTTTCTGGGTCTTTGGGTACAAATTCACGATATCCTTGGATAAAACTAGGTTGCGTGTTGCTACTTAAAGACGGAACCAACGACATAGAAATCATGGCAGTAAATAAAAACAAGCCATATTTTTTCAAGGTTTTCATCTCTTTTTTGTCATAGGTGGTTTCGTCTAATTTTCGATGCACTATTTCACTACCATCTATTTTATATTTTAAACACGAAACCTTGTCAAAGTCAATCAAATATGCATGACGGTTACTACTTTGAAGTTCGCCACTACTTTGCCCAAGCAACAGTTCGCAGTCATATCCATCCATGTTAAGCACGTAATGCAAGTACGAAAACATTTTCCCCAGTTCATATGCGAATTTCGCCGCATTGGCATATCCGTAATCAGTCCATGGGATTTGGTTGCTCCCCATTTCTACCCCCGATGCGCTGTGGATGAACTCACGAGTTGCGTTTGGTTCGTGACAACGACGACCTCGATATGGAAAAGTATGACGAATCAATGATACAAAAATTCACTGGGTCCAAGGAAATTAAAAAATTAAAAGCCCAGAAATATTTGGAAGAAATGTATTCGTAAATACATTTTGGCTTTTATAAAAATAAACAATAATAATAATTCCTTAATTTGTTAGTTGGCGCGAATAAATTTAGTAGGAATGAGTTTATGTTGATTGGTGTGATATTCGAATAATTTAACATTTACTTTGGAAATAGTAACATCGCTAACTCCAACAGCTTTAGAAATGTTTTTATGAATAAAATTATGATGTAATAAAGTGGAATGAGTTGCTAAAAACAAAATAACACCGGCAGCGATCGATTGTGAGTTGTGCGGATCCAATGAATTTATATTTTTTGTTTTGGTAATAATAAATGCACACATTTTCATAAACTGTGCATCGGTTATTTGTAGATTAGAACAAAATCGAGATATAAAGCAAGATGGGTTGGTGTGTTTGGATGTAATTTTAAGTGAGTCGTGGATATTTTGTTCGATTTGTGCATAAATAGTTTGTACGATTTTGCATCCAGATGTGATGATTTGAATGTCGCAATCCCATACATTGGAAAATTCTTTGGCTGTTCTCGGAACGTCCATAAATTTGCACGCAAGATCAAAGTCTCCATATAAAATGCTATCTTTATTGTCGGAACGATAATGAATGTCTGACACGTTCAAGTAAGAAGTAATTTGTTTATGAATAATAATCGCATTATCAATAATGCATTGGGTGAATTTGCCTCTAAATCCCAATTTTTCAATACTTTTAATATCTTCCAACACAGTTTTGTCTTTGTAGGTGAAATTAGAAGAGTTTGTATATCGGATTAATGTGGAAATATGTTTGTTAAATTGATTTGGGTGTCCTGTTTGAAAAGAACAAGATAGATTATTTTCGAGCATGGGATTGTTGTGAATGCCACATCTAGACGGGTCTGTCGAACCCTTGGTATCATCTGTCCCATAAAATCGCCATTCTGGGGACGAATCAACTAAATTAATATTGGTTGTTCCGCAGACCAAACAAGTAATAAAATTATCGTCCAATATATTTAAATTCGATGGAATAAGGCAACACGCCTTCTGTTTGTTTTCGTCATTTTTACAACTGGTAGTAGTTTCATTCGGATTATTGGTAATGCTTTTTTTAGTTTGGTCGTAAAAATCCCAAATTTTTTTAATATTTTTTCTGGTTTTGTTTTTTGATAGAGAAATGGGATGATTAGATAAGGTAGTCATTATTCAATGTACGGCACACTAATTATGTTAAATAATATATAATGTAAATTGTTTTTAAATCATTTTTTTTGTTTTACATAGTGTTTTATTTTGGGGTTTATCCAAAAAATCAAACATTAACAAACTAACAAAAAACATTATAATCAATTGTTTCTACAAGAATATTTTTAATTATTATTATTTTTGTTAGTTAAAAAGGAAATTAATTATGCTTTATCAAACACCAATCGTTTATCCACCAACTTGCCAACTTTAGTCCGTGTAATTGGGTCAGAATAAGTAGCATATTCATATACAAAATGCGTATCTGGATCAAATATATAATTTATATTTTTATGTTTAAACGTCAATACTTTTTGTGATTGCAAGGTGGTTGCAGCAATGGGTACCTTTGCAACATGATCTTCAATTTCGGGATCATTTGCATAATTAGGATCATAGATGAATTCATCGGGTTTGGTAGAACTGGGTATTTTAATACATCGAATGCCTTCTTTTGCGTTATTTTTAGTGTATACCTCACAATCAATGGATGCCTCTTTCATCCCCATTAATAATTTTGAATTAATGCGTTCCTTGATTTGCCCGGTTTCATATAATTGTTCGTCGGTTGTCAAGGGTCTATTGGCATTTTCGGGTAATTTCCCGAGATCATATTTTTTTATTTCAATAGCATCGATTAGTTGATTTGTTGTGAACTGCATCATATATAAAAATACTTCTATCGTCCGGGCTTCAAGAGGCAATTTTTTGTGGCTACAAATTCTTCGAGCCCTTCCAATTACTTGTTCGGTTCGCACATAATGCCAAAATGGTTCCATAATGTGTACATATCGCGTTTCCATCAGATTAATTCCTTCAGACCCAGATGCCGTAATCATAAATACACGGATTATGTCTCCAGCAATATTGCCTTTTTCTGGATTCACCCGACTATCAAGCATTTCTTGAATGTTGTTTGGCGTTTGTTCGCGTTCTCCGTTAAAAATATATCGGATAATTTCTCGTTCTTCGTTATCCTCCTGTCCGGTGTATAGAGCATACATTGGTTTGGTTCCAATATCTTCTTCGTTCATATCCAATGTCCACGCCCCAACACCAGTCCGTTTAATTTTAAATTGAACGAATCCATTGGCTTCTAAACATAGAGCAAAAATCCCAATTCCTTCCAATGTTCGAAATTGACTGTATACCAAATGTTTTCCACGAGAACGCGATTCAATATTTTCCAAGACTCGCGCAAATTTAGGACTATATTCTTTTAATCGGGGCATTTTTAAATATTCATCCTTTTTCTCGGATAGTTCTTCATATGCTTCGCGTAATTTAATAGTATATAATTTATCACCAAACGGCTCATCCACGTCTTCAGGTTCCACATTTGGTTCCACGTCTTCAGGTTCCACATTTGGTTCCACATCTGGTTCCACATTTGGTTCCACATCTCCATCTGATTTTTTTTTATATTTTCGTTTTGCGGGGACTGGTCGTATGATGCTTTCAGGAAAAACAAAATTACAAATACGTCGCGATTCAATTCGGTATGACGATGACGATTTATCTTCTCCATATAATGCTTGCATGCGATTTAACTGTTGTTGTTGTGTTTGCGTGGTTCGTTCTTTGATTCGAGCCGCTTTATAAATGCGAAATTGCAGAGAACTCATAACCACGTATTCCGTATGAATGTCTGTATTTTTATCAAACTTGGGCAATAGTGCCTCGTCTGCACTTCGAAAATAAGAAACCAATCCGACAATCCGTCTTTTAAAATTTTCAAAATTCTTTATTCCTTTATTTTCGTCCAAATATTTGTCATTAAATATTTCCAATTTATCAGGCAATGCCAGATTTTTAACAGTTGTTACACTTGTAATTTGTACGTTGTTTGTATTTAATGCTATTTTAATATGTGTTTTGAATTGTTCGTCGGTTATATTTTCTTCTATTTCTCTTTCCTTTTCATATTCAACCCCTTCATAAGAACCAGAAGAAGAATATTCATTTCGAAATCCAAGCGGATTTTTAGTGACGGTTAGATTGTTTGTTTTTGGTTCGTAGTGAATGTAGTCCACTATTTTTTCGACAGATTTATCCTTAGTCAATAGTTGGGAGAAAAAATTGGTAGACAACCGCTTATTGTTATTCCCTTTGTTTTCGTCGCTTATGGTGAAATTAAACGTATAAATATATCCTCGTAGCATATTAAATAGCACCGCAACTTCATTAGGATAATTTAATATCGGGGTTCCAGACAGCATAATAATGCGACAATTATGTGCTTCCATAATCATTTTGTAAAATAAAATAGGGGCGGATGTTTTAGATGCTTGGAGTTTGGTATAATCTTTGGTCTGTTTAATTTTATTCACAATGTTGCTGACTAAATTATGTACTTCATCAATAATCACCACAGAATTATTGAATATATTTTTCTTTTTTCCTTTTGCGATTTCTTTACCAAAACGAGACCCGTTATAATTAATAAAATGATATTTATTATGTATCATCACATCTAATTGATTGTCTAGGGTTATTTTTTGTTCATCTGTTAATGTATTGTAATTAGAATCGGTCTTGGCTGCGTCCATCAACCAAAATCCTTTTTGTTTTTGTACTAAATTGGACAATCCTAATAGAGCAATCATGTTGTTTTTTTTCGCCGATTCAGGAAAAATGGGGATGAATTCCCAGTGTTGTTTTAACCGATACATCATGTCTCCGCATTTTTTAATTTCCCCGATATAATTTTTTTGCAAATATGCGGGAGTAAGAATAATGATTTTGCGTGTGTCGCGAAATCCTTCTGCGATTCCAATTGAAGAACAAGTTTTTCCTGAACCAAGACCATGAATCAACAAAAGACCGCGATACGGAGTATATAAGTTGATGTAGTCGCGAATTAATTTTTGGTGTACCATTAAATCCATTTTGGTGCTTTTTCCTATATTGTCGCAGGTAACGGGAGATGCGTTATCTATTAACTCGGCTCGATATTTGCCAAAGAGATTGTTTATAAAATGTATAAATATTTTGCGATTATTCATGTAATATTTTGACTTTCCACTAATTTTAAACGGTTCTGTGGTTGGCGGTAAATTTTCCAAATAATTGTTATCGTCGCCGTCATCCTCCTCATCCTCATCAATATCCTTTTCTTTTTGTTCTTTCTTGTCATCTCTTTCTTCCCCCTCCTCTCTTTCTCCCTGGTCTCTTTCTTCCTTGTTGTTTCGGTTGTCTTTTTTTATTTTTTTTATTTTTTGTTTTTTTCCTTCTTTTGGAAGGTTTATTTCATTTGTTTCTATTTTCGCCTTGTCGTCAAGTATAACATGTCTATCTTTTAAAAAATCCATGATTTGTTTGTTTGTATGTTGTGTTTGACCTAAAGTATCGTCCAAGACTATTGGTAAATATACAAACACTGGTTCGAACCCAGTTTTGGTCGGTTCCACCGTTGGCAAATGTTCGACATTCATTTATTATAACATTATTTATTTTATAATAAATAATGCGTTAAATAAATGAATGCTAGAACGGGGGAAATTTTTGCTATACAAATTATTTATTTATTTTTCTGTTCTGGTTCATCATGACGGCTCCTATAATAACAAAATAAAACACAAACGGCAAAATAACTAAAAACCACGCCACATTTTTTTGATTGTCTTTGCAAATAATATTTAAAATCCACGCCCAAAACAAAATATAACCTATTTTAACAACAAACACCAATATAGTACTTGGTACTTCACACGCAAAACTACCCAAACAATATTTGTTCGTATTGTTAATGTTTTGAATAATAGAAAATATCATCACCACCAACGACACTAAAAAATAAACACGCGAAGGTGTGCATAATTCACTCAATCTTTTCGGAAATCCCATGTGTGTTATTATTATAATACAAGGTTTTTTTTTAATTATTCCCTCTAAAAAACATACAAACTAACAAAAAATAAAATAACGTTCATGCTTTCGATTAAATAAAAAATGAAATAAATAGTAATATTATACAAATATAGAAAAATGTCGAATGTTGTGGATGTAGCGACTAAACAAGGCGCCATATTTGGCGAATTGTCTAATTTATGCAATTTGTTTTTGGATAAAATTGGGGCATCTAAAACCGGCACAGAAATCGACGAAGAATTAGAGACACGTTTTAAAGATATATCGAAAATTAACCATGACAATGTGATTAAAAAATTATTGTCACTTGGATTTACACGCAATCCCGCAACAGCATCATTGAATATTTTGTTGAATGACGGAATTCGTGTCCCGGTTATAGGAGAACAAAATATATACCAATATTGCAACAATAGTCAGTTGACGGACGAAATGTATGAAAATATCGAACGAAAAAAACGAATTTCGCAACTGGACTTTTCGAAAGAAAAAGAGTTTCCATTTAATTTTACCTTGTCAACGGAAGATAAGGTGAACCAAGAAGAAAAAGAAAATATAAAATCACGATTTAATTCCATATCCAAAACATTCCGTTACATTATACGCCTATCTTTCGTTCATGAAAATTTCCCCTACTTGACGATTGATTTAAGTACAGTAATTCAGTCTAAAAACCAAACGTTCATTCAGTCTTTTGCCAATCCAGAAACATATGAAGTGGAGATTGAATTCAGAAAAGATAAGCAATATTATTTTTATGGTACTGAAATAGATAAAGAAGGACTTCGTTTGACAGAAATCGTGGTAAAAAATGCAATCATTGCGAATTTTAAAAAATATATTAAATATGTGCTGGGGGGAATTCAAGAATCTAATTATCCTATTTCCATCAAAGAACAAGAAATGGTATTGCGAGATTATGCAAAAGTACTGGATGTATCCAATGATTACGATTTAAATAATCGCGGAAACCGAGCCAAATCGTTGTTTATTGGTCCTTCAACCAAGACATTGCAAGTAGCTAATATTACTAAAAGTACAGATTCTAATGTCCCCAATTTACGAATTCCGGGAGGATTTTGTGTGACGGAAAAGGCGGACGGAGAACGACACTTAATGTTTATCAATTCCGTTGGAAAAATATACTTGATTACATCCAACATGCAAGTGAAATTTACTGGAATGAAATGCGACCCCGAAATATATAAAAACTCTATCATAGATGGCGAACTAATTACACATGATAAACGCAATACTTTTATAAATACGTACGCCGCGTTTGATTTATATTATTTGCGTGGGAAAGATGTGCGATTTTTAAAATTTATGCCAATTCCTGCAGCACTGGAAAAAAACTTGAGAAAAAAAGAGGAAGAATTGCTTAAATATAAAAACGCAACCAACACAGATAATAATAAGGAAGATAACGAAGTGGTTGTAAAAATAGATGAAAATAACGAATCATGGACGAACAAATATCGGTTGGTTTTATTAAATGAATTGATGGATAATATCTTTTTGCCAAGTGTGGTTCCCCCTGTAATGATATTTCGCAGCAAAATATTTTATCCAAATATAGACCATGCAAAAATTGTAGACAAGGAAGAAATGCGAAACGCATATAATATATTTACGGCTGCAAAAGCAATATTAAATGCCGAGTATCCTTACTATACAGATGGGGCGATTTTTACCCCTACTTCTTTAGGAGTGGGGGGAAATAGTATTGGAAATGTGGGACCACTACATAGAACCACGTGGGATTATTCATTGAAATGGAAGCCGCCGGAATTAAATACCAACGACTTTTTAGTAAAAGTGGAGCAAAAAGGCGGTTCAGATATAATACACAACGCATACCAAGACGGCACCGACTTGAAAAACGAAGTTCAAATGTTGCAATACAAGCATTTACAACTCTTTTGTGGAAGTAAAGGACAAAATGAAATATTTCAATATCCTTGCGAAAAAATATATAACGGGGATGTGCCGCGTTACACAACAGTGGATCCAAGAAAAAAATACTCTTATCAAGCAATCCCGTTTGTCCCAACGAACCCATACGATGCAACAGCAGCATTTACAAAAATAAAACTTACAAAAGAAGGATTAATGATGACGGAGGATAAACAAGTATTTGAAAACGACACAATTGTAGAATTTCGTTATGACCTGAAAAATGGAACGTGGATTCCTTTAAGATTGCGGTATGACAAAACATCCGAATATAAAAACAAACAAAATCAATTTGGCAACTCATTCGAAACTGCAAATAGTAATTGGACGTCTATTCATCACCCTGTCACTAAATATATGATTACTACTGGAAAAAACAATGACCAATCCGAAATTGAAATGGACCAAGAATCCGATTTATATTATAAAACAGAATCCGGTCAAAATACACAAACGCGAGGATTGCGTGATTTTCACAATAAGTATGTAAAACAATTGCTCATCCAAAGCGTATGTCATCCCAGAAATACTTTGATTGATTTTGCATGTGGTCGAGGCGGAGATATACAAAAATGGAGAGAAGCAAAATTAGATTTTGTATACGGATTAGATTATTCCGAATCCGGATTGACGAATTCGTTGGATGGGGCATGTTCCAGATATCTTAATGATTTAAAAAATTACCCCAAGATGCCTCATGCATTATTTGTACACGCAGATAGTAAAAAAAACATTATATCTGGAAAAGCAATATTCGGGGAAAAGGGGAAAAAAATAAACGATGTCGTGTTTGGGGAACAAGTGAATGTTGGTACCCATAATGCGTCTGTCCTTGGTAAAGGAGTGATGGCTCAAGCAAATCGTGGGAAAGATGGATTTAATGTATCTTCTTGCCAATTTGCGATGCATTATATGTATGAATCTGCAGATAGTTTTTATAATTTCGTGCAAAACATTGCCGAATGTACCAAATATGACGGCTACTATATAGCCACTTGTTATGACGGAAAACAACTATTCGATTTGCTAAAAGATAAAGACGAAGAATCAATAGTGGAAAAAGACAAATTGGTTTGGCAAGTGGTGAAAAAATATAACTCGGATATTCAAGTATTTCCTGAAGGAGAAGCCAGTTTAGGGATGGAAATTTTAGTATACCAAGAAAGTTTCAATTCATGGCAACCCGAATATTTGGTGAATAATAATTTATTTGATAAAACAATGAATGAATACGGATTGTATTTGTTAACCGAGTCGGAACTGAAGGATATTCAATTTCCGTTAAAAAAAAGCAGTGCACTATTTGGAGATTTATACCACCAAATGACCCAGTCTCATAATAAATACGGAACCGCTGCGGAAATGAAAAAGTATGAACAGAAAATATCCTTTTTAAATCGGTATTTTATTTATAAAAGTCGCAATCACACAAAAAAGAATTTTTCCGACATTACCGCCAAGCATTTAAACAAACAAATTTCGACCAATGTTGAAGAAGTAAATATAGACAAAATAACCAGACCAAATATAGACAAAAGGTATGGTGATGCAGCAATAGAAGAAAAGGAAGCGGATTTAGAGTGTCAGTACGACAAACGGTTAAATGATGTTTTGTACAAAACAACCAAAATACAAAGCACAAACGTACAAAACAAGTTAATACATCTTATTAAAAGTGCAGTTTCATCCAGCAATCCATCCGCAGACATTTTACATAAAATTGATAAATTATTAAAACAAAACCAAAAAAATCTTAAAAACAAAGAGGACAAAAACAAAGAGGACAAAAACAAGGATTATAATAGTAAGGAATATATTTCCAATCAAATAATTTCCTATTTTAATAGAATCTTACAGCACCCAATGTTAACTCCTCAATCTCGACTAATTGATATTGGGGGAGGGACAGGCGATATGTTGCGTTATTTTGCAGAAAAATACCAAATACCAAAAGAAAATGTAGTTAGTATAGACAATGGGTCATTTGCGTTTGAAAACAAATCAAATTTGGTAACCTATATTAACCAACCACATGACGATGTAAATAGTGTGGCTGATCTGCTCTTTAATAACGCAGATTATATTATATGCAGTGTTTCGCTGCACCACATGACGGATGTAAATATTCAAAATGCTGCTGTCTTTATTCAGCGTCACTTGAAACCAGATGGGTTTTTAATAATTAAAGAACATGACGCAAGCACCAAAGATGTAAAATGTTTAATTGACTGGGAACATCACTTGTATCGTTTAATGGAAACGGATAAAATAATGCCTTTGCAAGAAGTACAAAAATATATAAATGACGAATATATCGGCAATTATAAACGGGAAAAATATTTTGATGACTTATTGGAGCCATTGGGTTTTAAATTAATAAATACGTATAATCACGTAATGTACGACTTTGATGCGTCTAATAAATGGGAAAAAAATCCGACGCAAATGTACTGGAAAATTTACCAATTTATCCCAAGATTTTGAATTTTGCAACATACATACCAAACAAAATAATTGCCATTCCCGCGTAGTCGTCTATGGTTGTGGGCAATTTTAACCAAAATGCATTGGACCAAATTTGTGCCAAAAAATCAAACACATATGACGATAGAGATATTTGTGCAGGGTTTAAAAATAAATAACCAATGCGATTCGATGGAATAATAAACATCCACTCAATAGATGCCCAAAATTCAGAGGTAATGATTTTTTGCAAAATAGATACATTCTTCATATCTCCCGTGGTTTGTGTAAATAACGCAAAATCCATGGTTAATCCAACTAAAATATTCAGTATAAGCCAAATAATAATTGTTTGGTAAAATTTCATTCTTTAATATACTTCCTATATTTTTTTATTTTTATATTCATCAAATATTTCAATACATTATTTTATTCGTTTTATCAATTTTCTGAAATATATAGATTCTCTTTTGCACGATATCGCATTTGGTTTTTTTCGCGTATTCTCGATTCTAATTTATTATGTTTGTGATTCCATTTATCCACTATTTTAGCAAAGTCATAATAACACGTAATAAAAACAAAAAATGATTTACATTTTCACTCTTTTTTGTTTTTAGTACGTGTTAACACACTTTACAGTTAATATTCATAAACAAAATGAAACTGCAAAAAAAGGTGATTATATTGGACAACATTAATTACTGCTATGACATTGATTACTGCTATGAATACAAACAATTATATGATACAAAAAATATAAAAAATACAAAAAATGAATTATTGCCCCATAAAAAGGTGATTATATTGGACAACATTAATTACTGCTATGACATTAATTACTGCTATGACATTGATTACTGCTATGAATACAAACAATTATATGATACAAAAAATATAAAAAATACAAAAAATGAATTATTGCCCCATAAAAAGGTAAGGTTCGAACAAAAAAAGTCCATTGTTACTAAAGAACATATTGATCCTGTAAAACAAACAACGAATTTGGAAGTCAAACATATGAAGACAATTGTTATTCAAAACAATGACGACGATGAATTATTGTGCGAATTGAATGATGCAGATTTTAATATTAAAAATCAATACATTGAAAAAATTGAAAAAGAAAATAACTATTTGTCTGACGATGATGAAGGATATGTTATTTGTTCATCACCGAAAACAAAAAATCACTGATAGTTAGTGTGTACAAAATATATCAATAGAAAATTATAAAATAATATTAAATGGTGAAAAATCTAACAAGTCAGAAAACCGGGGATTTATGTAAACTAACAAATTACAATTTCATAATCTTTTTTTTTCAAAATAATTGCATCTTTTTCTGTTAATGTAATTTCTGTTATATTGTCATCAATGACAACCATGTTATATTGAATTGGTAAAACCAATTGTTGTTCTTTGACCCAAATAGGATGGTATGTATGTATAAAATAATCAATAAAACGAGCGCATATTTTATTACCAACAATATAATAATTATATTTAAATGGTAAATCAAAATCTATATTGATTTTAACAATATCTCCGTCGTTTGTTGTTTTAAATTGCAGTTCAACCCCCAAAAAACGAACGTTTGATTCTTCTAATTTTAATACAGGATAAATAAGATTATAATGCTGGTAATCTTGCAATGTCGAACAAAATAGTTTATGACTCGTTATATATATTTCATGTTCTATTGTAGAAATTAATGTAAATGTTTTTATGATATTATGTTTAGCGAGTTGTTGTTTAGTTTTAGTTTTAGTACAATATACCAACAATTCCATAGTATTAATAGGAGGAAAAATATAATTCCAATAGCGGTATCCAGGTTTTTGGATATATTGAATTACCCAATGCCGTACACACGTGCTATAATATAAAGATGAATAGATACATTTGTTTAATTGATTAATTAAATTAAAAAACATTAATAGTTAATTTTATTTAATTTATACTTTTTATACTATTTTTTTATATTGTATTATTACAAATGGACCAAATGGTTATTAATGTGTCTTCATTATTTAAAAATAATTCTCCAAAAAATGGAGGAATTAGATCGAATGAAGAAGATAAAGAAACAGATAATTTATATTCAAAATTATCTATTCCGTATAGTTTATACACCAACATATCGTCCCTAAACAATAACATGAGTGAAAACGAAGACGAGAACGAGAACGAAGACAAGGGCGAAACAGACGACAACGCCGTTATAGAAGACGATTTATATAATAAATTAATGATGTTAATGAATGAACGAAACGATGTAAATAATATAAGCAAAGACAATGCATCCGTTGAAATTCCGTCTGAAAATACAATACAAATGATTGTAGCGGAAATTGAATCTAAACCTTTAAAAAATAATAATAAACTAAATCTAAAAAAATCTAAAAAACACTTTCGTTTTTTTCCAACCAAGCATACTTATAAGCACCAACCTTATAAATTAAAAAATACAAAACAACGCAATTCTTTGAAATCCGTGCCTTTAACCTCGCATTTGAATAAAACACACGGCAAAAAAAAACGACGTTAAACTATTAGCGATACAATATCTGCATAGGTGACGTTTTTAGCCAAGTTGGATGAACGACTGCAAATGTCGAGGCTTATAGCAACATTATTTTTCATCCAGTGCGTTTTGGTACATATTGCTGGTATTTGTTACATATCCCGTTAAAATAGAAGATTCATACATGGATTTCAGCATATCGTCTGGCGCGACAGACCCAGTTCGAATGATTCCTTTTTTAAATAAATCTGTCTTAATATCGTGAATGTTCGCATTTTGTATTTCCGATTTTGCACGAATAATATCTTTTCGTGATTTTGCATTTTTTATTAATACTCCCACGTTTATTTTATTTTTTCCTAAAGTCATCTTGCGGTTTCTGGTGATTTTTATGGCATTATTGATTTGGATATTATTGGTATTGTCTATCATGTGATTATTAGAATGCTTGATTGTTTTATTCACCCAATTGCGATATAACGGTTTTGCACCTCCTTTTAACACGCCATATGGTGGGTCTGGGGCATGTTGTTTAATAGTTTGGTTCAGGGGTTTATGTGGTGTTATTTTTGAAAGATAAGACATTGCATCTTCCAAGTGATTTGTAGTAAATGGTCGTCCATAATTTTGATTTTGAGTATTTATATTTCTTGTTGCGTGTCTGGTTGCAGCATCGCTGTGAATTTTTTCAATTTCTCCCATTTCGTCCATTTTATGCGACTGAATGCGTTGAATTAAATTGTTTTTAATTGTATTCACACTTCCAGTAGACATTTTGGGCGCTGACTTTTTTCGAGTTTTTTTTGGTTGTTTTGCTTTAATAAAATCTGCCGAAAATTGTATTTGTTTAATATTGTCATTGTTATCATTGGTGTTAGCATTGGTTGTTTTATCATTCATTCTCTTTTCTTTACTTGAATATAATAATTATAACCACAATAACAATATAATAATAAAAAAATGTAAATAGACAAAACTTGGGGTTTTATCCGGTTTTTTTTCAAAGAGGATAACAATCCAACAAACAAACAACAAACAAACAACAAACAAACAACAAACAAACAACAAAAAAGACAACACAATTTATTTAAATTATATCATTTTTTATTTTACATATCATTTTTTTAAAATAAACCAAGGTGTATTTGCAAAAAATAAAAAATAAGTGTATTACAAATGACTTCGACGTCCAATACTTATTATGGTGTTGTAGCACTTTTGTTTCTTTTTTTTGGAGCGGCTCTATTCAAAAAATATACCGATAAACAGCAATTACAGAAGATAAATGGAGATATAGATCCATATAAGGCTATTCAAAAATATTTGCTCAATAAAACACAATTGAATGAATTAGAAACAGTGAATAAGCCCATTCTTTGGATTCACATTCCATTGGAATATAACGCACGCCACTGGCAGAGTTTTGGTTCGCGGTCTTCTTACGATTTAAACCAACCGTATCTTTATTTAACAGTACGAAGCATTATTCAGCACTGCGACTCGTCTTTTAAAATATGTTTGGTGGATGACGCTAGTTTTCAAAAACTAATTCCTGGTATGGAGATTGACTTAACAAAAGTAGCCGCCCCCATGCTGGACTATATTCGCCAACTGATGATCGCCAATTTGATATACAAATACGGAGGCATGGTGGTTCCTATTTCCTTTATTTGTTTTCAAGATTTAACTGGACTTTACCAAAAAGGCGTCCAATCGAATTCCATGTTTGTATGCGAAAACAAAAATACAAATGTATCGGCTTCTCATGCTGATTTTTCACCCGACATTCGATTCATGGGAGCAAAGAAAGAATCGCAAGTGGTTCGAGATTGTATGGATTTTATGCAGCGGCAGATTTCGCGAGATTATACTGCACAGATTGATTTTTTAGGCGAATTTAATCGTTGGATAACGGCTCGGTCCAATCAAATTTGCATTATTTCTGGCGCCGAAATAGGAACCAAAACACTTGATGATAGCCCTGTGCTAGTGGATACCCTGCTTGGTTCAGAAACGGATGTGCTTGATTTTTGCGGCAAAACTTATGGAATCTGGATTCCCGCGGATGATATATTAAAACGCACCAGATATAATTGGTTTGCGCGATGTAGTTTAGAACAAGTGGTTAATTCCAACACCGTATTAGGAAAATATATTTTGCTTGCAAATTCCCCTGATAAAAATGCCGTTACCGAAGCATTGACAACTAACAACGACAATAATGAAACAATAAATAATTTAGATGAAGATAATGAACTAAAAAAACCCGACTGGATTTCGTTTTGGAAAACTCCGAGCGGAATTAATGTGTGGGGGCTTAAACCACAGTTTTTAGGAAATACCGTGCCGCGTGCCTATAATTAATTCAAGTGATGTCTAAAATAAAACAAAAATAAAACAAAATTAAAACAAAAATAAAACAAAAATAAAACAAAATTAAAACAAAACAATATAAAAATATATAGAACTAATAAATGGCAACTACGCGAAAAAAAAATCAACCTGGTGAATTTTGTCAATTTATTCGCCAAAATGAACACATGTCGAATTATGTAATGTATGCAAATGGTCCCTACGGACAAGCGTACGACACTCGTTTGTCCGGCATCGGATTAAATCCCGGTCAAATGCCCGCAAATACTTTGTCTAGAAATTCTACGGATATAGAATCTTTTTTGTTTGGTGTTGGGGCTAATAATTTGATACATCCTAAAGGATGTCTTACTCCTGAATTAAATTGCCTTGCTTCGGCTAATTTATTTAAACTCTCAGACGTTCCAATACCTCTTCCATTGGTTGTTCCTAAAAACCAGCGACCTTTTCCGGTCCCATCTTAAAGGCTACGTCTTAATTTTAAATAAAAAAGACTTAATAATAATTCGGTTTCATTTTCGCAATATTTAACCAGTTGGAAAACGGGGGTTTCATACATTTGAACTAACAAAATGTCAAATTAAATAGTTTTATTTAAAAAACACGAAATACATTATTATTTTTCACTTTTTTCACCTTTTTTATTTTATTTGTTTTTTTGTTAGTTGAACTTTTTTTATCCACGACATTTTTAATTGTTGTTTTGGTTTTCATTTTTTTGTTGTTTGAAGGACGATAACGGAAAAACATTTCTTCATATTCTTTACTGCCTTTTTTATCGGATAATTTTTGGTATAAATCGGCTTTATGTTTGCGTATTTCTTCCAAGGTTTCTTGATGTCCGATACATGTCGTACTAAATCGCTTCAATAGTCCTTTTTGCGATAGTCTATTTTTTGACTGCACATCAAATAAATATTTTGACATACATTGAATTCGATTCACATCGTAATACTCTTTGTCTGTATATAAGAAAGCCAAATAAAAACTCAACATGGTATCAATTGTGGCAATTCGAATATTACGTCTATTTTCGTGCAAAATATTATAACTATGACACGCGGTTGGTTGGTAAATAAACGCGATAATATCCTCTCCCACCTTGATTTCATAATGACCCGACACAATTTCTCCGATATTAGACAAAGTTTGGACCGACACGTTTTTGCATCCTATTTTTATCAATCGTTCTTTTCCCTTTTCTGCAATTTGTTTTGCATCTTCGCTTAGTACATCAAAATCAGGAATTTTTAACAATCGCTCGCGTATATGATGGGGCATATATTGGGAATACTTGGAAATGGCATATCCACCAAAAAACACCACGTCATTATTAATAAAAATATCCAACACATTGTCGTAAATATCTTCAATAGACGGTTCCTTTTTTTTAATAGATTTTTGTTTTGTTGTTTCTTGGTTTTTAGTTAAAGAGTTTGATTTTAATTCGGTCGATTCTATCGGACGTTGAAATTCTATATGCGCACATTGTTGAGGGTTGAGCGGATAATGTTTATTGAGCAATACCAGACGTTTATATACTTTTTCCCATCGTGATGTATCTCCATCGGGGCGCGACAATTCCAAGTACATTCCCATTCGTAAAAAGTTGGCGGGAGCATAAACTAGTCCATCTATTTTTATCACGTCTTTGTTTAACGTATTGAATATATCCACGGGCATTTGTGTAATGTCTGCGACCGGAATAAAATTAACAAATACTTTATATGTACCTAAATGCACCCCCGACTTTGCGTCTACCTCAATATATCCCGCCTTGGCATATAAATCCGACAATTCTTTTGTGTCGGTCATGGCATTGGGAGAAAAAAAATCATAATCCGGAATATCCACGTTGTCGTAAAATTGGTCGTTTTTTGGCAAAATATTATTTTGTGCCGTGCCGCCATATATAACAAGTTCTTTTTTTCGAAGAAAATCCTCCACGATTTTCATTATTTTTTTTGTTTCAGGCAAATTCAATGTGCTATTGTCGTGTTGTTTTTTTTCTGCTTGAATAATTGCATTGTTTAATATTTCGAGTTCACATTCTGCAAACGTAAAACCAGACTTGCATAATATATTACTACTTTTTACACGACTAGTTTTATTTTTGTGTTTGCCTTTTATCCTTTTTGTATGCGGACGCAATTTCGCCTTCATTATATAAATGACAATATTTTAATTTAGGGGGCGATTTAAAAAGCAAAAAGAAGTTTGTAAAATGTTTAAAAAAGCAACGCAACTAACAAAATAATAATAATAATATAAAAACAACATTTAAATAAAATATAATGAACTATAATGTTCGAAATATGTACGAAATAATGGAAAAAGAGGTCGGTAAAAAATCTCCAACACAGTGGCTCAACGAATTGAACGAAATTGGTTTAATTTCTTCTGAAAAATGCAAACAAATTGTAAATAGGTGGAAATTATTTATACCATATGCACACCAAATTGTGGTTATGTGTGATGTTGCAAAAATAGATGCAAATTGGAAAAACAAACGAGACCTTTATATTTCTTCAAATATATACGAGTTATTAAATCTTGAAAAATATGTCAAATCACGAAAAAATTTAATAAATGATAAAGATGTGGATAGTCCACCAATTATAGGTTTTAACGACGACCAGATTTGTTTTGAGAATGGAAGACATCGTTTTTCTAATTTACGAGATTGTGGACAATTATGCATTCCTTTAATTATTGATAAAGATGATTTGCCGTCTATACAAAACTATTTATATATATAATAATTTATAATGTTTAATCTGGAGGTACCCAAAACAAACAAATAAACCGCTTCTCCAACGGATGAGCAAAGTTATTGCTATCCCAGCAGGGAAAGCGATTTTATAATCTCAATCAACCATCTTATTTGTTTTTAAATTAAAACGCACTTGCTTACAAGGTTAATAATAAATTATTTAATTATTAACTACTAAAAATATAAAGGGTCCAAAAAACAACAATGTACTTGACATTATGTCTAATTGGAGTAGGCAAGTCCACCCATACCACTCATTACGCGGAACACATTGTAATTTGTGGCATACACACGAACCTTGGCGGTCTTGGTGCCTTCCACAGTCGCGTTACTGAGTACCAACTGGAGTGTGGCGTTGTCAATACGCGAGAAGTTGCACGTACCTGAGGGTTGATGTTCCTCTGGGCGGAGAGCAAATGAATACACGTTAATGCCTTCATCCGGGGCACGAGTGTGTGCCTGGTAAGGCTGCACCCAAGAGAAGTAAGAGCCTTCACGCTCGGAGAAGCGGTCTTGTCCGTTGAGTTGAAGTTTGGCGGTAACCACGGGGTTAAGTCCCCAACAATGCATATCCAAAGAGGTTTCGGTAAGTACAAAGGTACCGGCATCTGAGACAGAGGACCCGTCGTTGTGAGACTGGTTTGCTAGAGCCTGGAGGGTGTTCATTGTCTGAATATCCAAGCCAGAACTTGCCAAGTCGGCGGGGAGGTGTTCCTGTCCGCCAAAGTTGGTTTCGTTCATCGCGTTGCCAGGACCAGACCAGTAACCGGACTGACCCTGTGCAATGGAGTAATCTAAAGCACCCGCGTCGTTGAACAGACCTTGCTGGTCGATGTATTCGTTTTTGCCCGCAACTGCCTGAGGACCACCAAAGGCGTGAATGGCGTTGGGAAGGGCATCAATGGCATCGGTGTAATTGAACGGCTGGGCGCCCAACACCTTGAACAACATGCTGTCGCACACCAAAGATGAACAGTAATCCACATTCTGATCGGGCTGTACGACCCAAATCAACTCTTTTACGGGGTGATTCAAGTTCAGTTTAATTTTGTTGGCGGAAGAACCGACCGACTCGTCTCCGGTAAACTGGAGTTGAGTAATGAGGTACTCGTGGGGCTGCTGGGCAAAACGTCTGCGTTCATCCGTGTCCAAAAACACGTAATCCACATACAGAGATGCCGCAACCAAAGACTGATTATAAGCAATCGCAGCCGGAACAGGGGTGCCGACTTTGAAATTTGTGGTGGTTCCGTTTGTTGTGGTAGAGCAACTGAGAGTGGTAACCGCCCACAGACACTCGTCGATGGGACGAATATCCAAATTAATTTTAACTTCGTGATATTGCAAAGCGATCAACGGCAGAGCCAAACCAGGATTGGTGCAAAACCAAAACTGGAGAGGAACATACAAAGTGGTTTCTGGAAGTGCATTACGAGGAGCGCACACCTGACGAGGAGCCAAAGAGTCGCAAGGACCATCGACTTCTGCAAAAGAAGGATCGGTAATGAAAGTGAGTTGGGTAGTGTTTCCAATCATCTTAAAATAACCACGTTCCTGTTCGGCAGTCATCGTCAGCTGATTCCAGATATGCATCCAGTCGCCATATTGACGGTCGATGCGCTGACCACCAACCTCCACTTCCACCTGGGCGATCAACTGCTCACCAGGAAAGTCCAACCAACGAGCATATACACCAGTTCCCATGCCAGCAGCAACGGAAGCGACCCCCATCAACTGATTGATTTCGGGAAGAGTCACCTGCAAATAAGTTCTATATGCCAGATCACCATTTCTGGAAATGGTGCACTGCACGCGACGACCAAAATCGGCTTGGCCGTTGAAGGTCTGCTCGATAGACTCAATCGCAAAATTGGTATATCTGCGGTAGGTTACCTTCCAGAAGGTAATCTGGGGATTAGAGGTCAAGTACACATCCTGGGCACCATAAGCCACGATCTGAAGTAAAGCACCGGCCATTGTAATATATTATCTTCCTCAAATATAATATTTTTTCGTAAAAAATATTAATTCAATTTCCTCCTACAATAAAAAAATAAAAAAAACAATCGAAAATATTTTAAACAAAATGTAGGGTATTGTACGAATTAAAAATAAATAACATTGGTTTTAACAAAAATAAACAAGCAGACTAAATAAATAAATAATTTATATTTTAATGACACAAGAAAAAATACTCATTGGGGTATCCGCGTTTATTATTATTTATTTTTTATTACAACACATTCGCAATCGTAATTATAATAGCAAAAACGTAATTGTTAAAAAAACAAACGTTGCGACAAAAACGGTTGTATATAAACCCGTAACATCACCCAATTACGTACAAGCCCATTATAATACAAGCAAAATTAAATATTTTTAAAATAATTCATTTTCTACCAATGTAATTATTTAGTTGAGAAACTTTTACATATCTGGAAAGCAGACCCTATTCATAATCTAAAAATATTATTGAAAAAGATTGAGGAAAGCATTATTGATATGGATACAAAAGACCAAAAAAGGATGAACCAATATTTTACAAGTTCAATTGGAGATGAGAAAGTAAATGTAAAAGTTCAAGTTGACGAAGAAAGTGAAGAAGCATTACCAACTGGAAAAGAAACAATAAAACAAGGTGGAGGTGATAATGCAGATGAAAAAAAAGAGGATGAAATAAATACAGATGTAAATATTTCCCTTACCAAAGATGTATTACCATTCATTATTCCGTTAATTTGTATTTTGACGGTGGATACCGAACATAAGGATATTTT